GTGCAAGTGGTATAGTTCACGTATTACATAGATAAGGAGTGAATATGAAATATCTTTGGATATTATTGCTATTCATCCCATTATTTGGGCAGACAACATTTACTGAAGCAGAAGCGTTAGAAATGATTAAACAACGTGATGCTCAATGGGAAAGTAAAATAGAAAAGGCTGATTTACTAATTGCGTCACAGAAAGTATTGATTACTGATTATGAAGGTTTAGTTGGTAAGTTAGAAAATCAATCAAAAATTGATTCTTCATTATTAGTTCAAAAAGATGAACAAATAGCACTTTTAATGGAACAAAATTGGTCATTGGAAAAACAGGCAGATTTAGCGAAACCTCGTTGGTATGAAAACAAATGGTTATATTTTGCATATGGATCAGCAGCAATAATTATACCCACTTATTTGGGTATTAAAATAGTAGAGGTAGCGAATTAATGAGTAACATTAAAGAAGTCATTAAAACGGAATATTTAAAATGTGCACAAGACCCTGCATATTTTTTAAAAAAGTATGCTGTTATCCAACATCCAATAGAGGGTAAAATACCATTTTCCTTATATCCATTTCAGGAAAAAATGATAAATGATTTTGATAAACATAATTACAATGTTATTTTAAAGGCCCGTCAGTTAGGTATATCCACACTTACCGCCGGTTACGCATTGTGGATGATGACTTTTCAAACTGATAAGAACATATTGGTTATTGCAACTAAACAAGATACAGCCAAAAACCTTGTAACGAAAATCCGAGTGATGCACGCAAACTTACCGAATTGGGTAAAGTCAAATTGTGTCGAGGATAACAAATTATCATTAAGATACAGTAATGGTTCACAAGTAAAGGCAATCGCAAGTTCTGAAGATGCTGGTCGTTCAGAAGCACTATCACTTTTGATACTTGACGAAGCCGCATTTATTGAAAAAATAGATTCAATATGGACTGCAGCACAAAGTACTCTTGCAACTGGTGGTCAATGTATAGCACTATCTACACCAAATGGTGTTGGTAATTGGTTTCATAAAGTTTGGGTAGAAGCAGAAGAAGGAGAAAGTGATTGGAATTTTATAAGACTACATTGGTCATTACATCCAGACAGAGATGAAGAATGGAGAGCAGAACAAGAGAAACTTTTGGGACCGTCAATGGCAGCCCAAGAATACGATTGTGACTTTATCACTTCAGGTCAAACTGTAATTGATGGTGTTATTTTAGAAGAATATAGAAATACACAAGTTGAAGATCCAGTTGAAAAGAGGGGAATGGATAGTAATTTATGGATTTGGAGACAACCAGATTATACAAAGAATTATGTAGTCGCTGCTGACGTTGCTCGTGGTGATGCATCAGACTTTTCTGCATTTCATGTTGTAGAAATAGAGAGTATGGAACAAGTGGCAGAATATAAGGGGAAAATACCTACCAAAGATTTTGGTAATTTATGTATGAATACTGCTATGGAATATAACAACGCGTTACTTGTTATTGAGAACTCAAGTATTGGTTGGGCAACTATCCAACAAGTTATTGATAGAGAGTATGATAATCTATTTTATACAAGTAAAGATTTACGATATGTGGATGTTGCAAGACAAGTAACAAATAGATACAGACATAAAGATAGACAAATGGTTCCTGGTTTTTCAATGACTATGAAAACAAGACCATTAGTAATCGCAAAATTAGAAGAATATTTTAGAGAAAAATCAGTCATAGTTCATTCTAATAGACTGATTGATGAATTATTTGTGTTTATATGGCACAATAACAAAGCTGAAGCTATGGAAGGATACAATGATGACCTTCCAATGAGTTTGGCAATAGGATTGTGGGTAAGAGATACTGCACTTAGGTTAAATGCAGAAGGAATCGCATTACAAAAAACAGTCCTAAATAAAATGTTAGATTATGAACCAGTTTATACTCCTGATGAAAATCAAAATGATGAATGGGTAATGGAAACTGGAAATACAAAAGAAGATCTAACTTGGTTAATAAAATAAGAGGTAAATTATGGCAAGAACAAGTTTAAGAGCAAGATTAAAACGACTTTTTTCCACAAATGTAATCGTAAGACATGCAGGTGGTAGAAAGTTAAAGATTGCCGACACGGATAGAGTACAACAGGCACAAAGAAATAGTCTTGTAGATAGATGGTCAAGATTACATACTAATTTGGCAACTGGTGGATATGGACATTCACAGGCAATTAGTTTTCAAGCACAACGATTAGCTCTATTTAGAGATTATGAAGAAATGGACAATGATGCAATTATTGCATCTGCACTTGATATCTATTCAGACGAATCCACGATGAAAAATGAATACGGTAAGATATTAGAGATCACTTCAGAAAATGAAAATGTTCATGATATATTACATAATCTTTTCTATGATATTATGAATATAGAATTTAATTTGTGGCCGTGGGTTCGGAATATGTGTAAATATGGAGATTTTTATCTCTATTTAGACATTAAGGAAAAGTATGGTATTACAAATGTAATTCCACTTTCGGCATATGATGTAACTCGTATTGAAGGTGAGGATCCAGAAAATCCATATTATGTTCAGTTTGTAGTTGAAGAAATGGATACGAGACATTCAGGCCGTATGCATGGAAATAAAGAATTAGAAAATTTTGAAATGGCACATTTCAGATTACTTTCAGATGCAAATTTTATACCTTATGGTAAAGGTATGATTGAAGGAGCCCGTAAGGTTTGGAAACAATTAATGTTGATGGAAGATGCAATGTTAATTCATAGAATTATGAGAGCACCCGAAAAGAGAGTTTTCAAAATTGATATAGGTAATATTCCGCCCGCAGAAGTTGAAAATTTCATGCAAAAGATAATCAATAAGATGAAGAAGGCACCAGTAATGGATCCAGCTACAGGTGATTATAATTTAAAATATAATATTCAAAATCTTACAGAGGATTTCTTTTTACCAGTTCGTGGTGGAGATAGTGGAACTCAAATTGATAGTCTTGCAGGATTAACATATGAAGCAGTAGAAGATATTGAATATTTAAGAAATAAAATGATGGCAGCATTAAAAATACCAAAAGCATTTCTTGGATATGACGAGGCAGTTGGTAGTAAAGCAACTTTAGCAGCAGAAGATGTGAGGTTTGCAAGAACTATTGAAAGAATTCAACGAATTGTTATTAGTGAATTAACAAAGATTGCAATAGTTCATTTATATTCACAAGGATATACAGATGCAGATCTTGTAAATTTTGAATTAGATTTGAAAAATCCATCTACAATATATGAAGAAGAAAGAATTGAATTGTGGAATAACAAACAAAGTCTTGCTTCAAGTATAATGGACGCTAAAATAGCAGATACAGAATGGATTTATGATAATATTTTTAAGTTTACTGAAGAAGATAAGAAAGAGATAAGACTCGGTATTATCAAAGACCAAAAACGGAAGTTTAGATGGTCTCAGATTGAAATGGAAGGTAATGACCCAGTTCAGACTGAAGAAGCAGTTGGAACACAAGGAGCAATGATGGACGCAGGTGGAGCTGAGGGTGGAATGCCAGGAGTACCAGGAGCACAACCACCTGGAGCAAGACAAGGAAGAAGTGGTAAAGAATTGAATTTAAAAATACCAGAAGATGGCTGGCCAGGAAGCGGTCGTCCAAAAGAGGGACCTAAACACGGAAAAGATTCAAGTATAAGGGGTCGTGATCCACTTGGAGCCCATGACAAGAGAAAAGGTGGTAGTGGTAGTCCAAAATATGGAGTTGCGTTGGCACATTATGACGCATTAGTGAAAAGTTTAGGAAAAGTAGGTCACGAGGATAGAAAAATACTCTATGAAGTGACTGATGTGGAAGAAGAATATAAAAACGAAGTATCTTCGTCTTTAAGTAATACTTAAACGACTGATTATTAGAAGTTTTTATATTTATAGATGAAGAAATATACTTATTTAGGAGCATAGATTATGGCCCAACGTGTAAAGCACTCGAAGATAAAAAATACGGGAATTCTTTTTGAATTATTATCCCGTCAGATCACTGTTGACGTGATGAACGGTGAAGATAAAAGTAAATCTGTTGAGATGTTGAAAAAATTCTTTAATGAGAAAACAGAACTCGGTAAAGAAAATCAATTATATCAGGCATTGTTAAAAGAAAATTATAATTCTACTCGGAAGGCAGAGAAATTGGTCGATGCTGTATTGAGAGCCAGAGAAAAACTACAAAATAAAAAACTTCGTAATGAAAAATATAATCTTATTAAGGAGATTAAAAGAAATTACAAAGTAGAAGATTTTTTTAGGGCACGAATTCCTAACTATAAAGTATACGCTTCTATCTACAAAAAGTTTTTATCAGAAACTACTCCTGTATTTGACCCAGTAGATGAAGTAGATAGCACTTTTTCTATTATAGAACATATTACTCGTAATAAGGCTAAACCACGTAACACAGATAGTAAGATAATTTCTGAATTTAAGAAAGAAGATAAAGATTTACGATTACTTTCTTATCAACTAATGGTAGATAATTTTAATGGTAAGTATAAGAATCTCAATTCTATGCAACGAAATTTGTTGAAAGAATATGTTAATAATATTTCTAATACTAATTCATTGCGAGAATTTATAAATAATGAAGTAGTAAAAATAAAACAAATTCTTAATAAAATTTTACCACGAGTTACAGATGATATAACAAAAATTAAATTGACAGAAGCAATTAAACAAACAGATTCTTTATCAAAAGGTAAAATTGTGAAAGACAAACAGGTTGTGGCTTTAATGAGGTATTATGAACTCATCAAGGAACTACATAATGTCACGGGTTAGAGAAGATTTATTTCGTAAACTTGTTCGAGAATTAGTTAGACAAGAATTAGACGAAGCCAATTCTACTGCAAGTGTAGGTGGTAGTTACAATACACCACATGCATTTGGCGGTAGTAATAAAAAAGGTAAAGGAAAGGGCAAGGCCGGTTACACGGGAGGTCATGATGATCCAACTGATGGAACTGGTCATTTTATTGCTGATGACCCGAAGTTGAGGAAAGAATCCGTAAATGAAAGTGGTATTTTGTATAAAGCTGGTGTAAAAAAATATGGTAAAGAAGGAATGTCTAAAATATTAAGTGCCGCTGGTAAGAGAAAATCACATGCCGAAATAGGTGCAATTAAAGACAAGTATGAGAAAGAATCACTTGAATTAGATGAAGGTGGAATGGGAATTTTAGATAAAGACCAAACAGATGTATTACATGCCATAGTAATGAGAAATAAAAATAAAAATTCAAAGGCTATTCTTAGTATTACGATGAAAGATAGAATGTTTAAGGGGGTTGATAAAAAAGAATTATTAGGATATATTGAAGGTGCTAAACAATTTGTTAAGTATATGAGTATGGGAAGAACTGGTAAAGAATTAACGAAGGAATCGGTAGTAAATGAAGTATCTGATAAAGATGTAGAATTTTATGTAAAGAAAAAAGGATTAAAGGATGCTAGTTTACCATTTTGGAAAGTTGAATTTTTCTGG